AGAGATGCGGGAGTAGCAAATACATCTGGATCTAACAACACATTTTTGGGTTATCATTCGCTTTATGCCAACACTACTGGTGCTAAGAATATAGGTATAGGCTATGGAGCAGGTGATGCTATCACTACGGGCAGTAACAACACTATTATTGGTGACTACGCAGGATCAACTACACTTGCTGATACAGTAGTAATTGCTGCTGGGACTACAGAACGTATTAAAGTTGACAGCAACGGTCTTTATGTTAACGGTACTATTTTAGCTGGTGGTACTACAGTGTCGCAAGATAACTCTACTAATACAGCGTTTAATCTTTATTATGCAACTACTACAAGTGGTGCGTTAACAGCAGTTAAGTATGATGGGTCTGATATGACATTTAACCCAAGTACATCAACACTTGCTTGCACCAACATTACTGGTACATCTAGCGCGGCTCAATATGCTGATTTGGCGGAAATGTACGCAGCAGATAAAAGATATGGACCAGGAACTATTTTAGTATTTGGTGGCGAAAGTGAAGTAACATCATGCAAAGAAAAGAGCGACTCAAGAGTTGTAGGTATAGTTTCACCCAACCCAGCATACTTAATGAACAGTGCATTAAACACAGAATATGCTGTACCTGTAGCATTAGTTGGCAGAGTATTTGCTAAAGTAACCGGCAAGGTTTCCAAAGGTGATCTTATGGTTACAAGTGAAGTTGAAGGACATGCCGAATCCTGGCATGCTGTCTCGTTTCCTCCAGCTGGTAGTATTTTAGGAAAAGCGGTAGAAGATAAAGCAGGTATTGCTAACGGTATAATTGAGATTCTAGTCGGAATTAGCTAATGTTCAAATACTATACGGCAGATTATGAAGGCGAAATGCTAACCGAAGGAACTAGTTGGTCTGCTGGTAAAAAAGAAGAAAATAAAATTTGGGTTCCTAAAACTATTATTAATGAAGATCCTCCCACTCCAGCTTATATAATAGGCAACGGTCCAAGCAGAAAACATTTTGATTTAGAATTATTACACGGTCAAAAAGGTGGCGGCGGCGGCATTCAACCTATAGGGCAAACCTATGGATGTAACTTACTTTTTATTGACTTTAGCCCTACATTTTTAGTTTGTAATAATATCTCTCTATTAGACGAAATAGTAAAAACTAAATATTCTAAAGATAATATCGTATACACTAATCAAAGACAGATAACTAAACATCCAAAACATTTCCACTTGTATCCACATTACAAGCCCAATAACGTAGGAACACTTGCTGCCTGGCTTGCTTGTGCGGATGGACACAAAGAAGTTTATTTACTAGGATTTGATTTTTATGAAACAGGAACAGAAAACATTTATTATAAACAACGATCTTGCTATGACGTTGTTGCCGAAGCGGAAAATTGTAATGCAAAATGGACTATAAAGTTAGTTAATTTAATAAACTTGTATGATGATGTAAGTTTTTATAGGGTTGTTGAACACAAAAAAACAAACATACCTGATGAATTGTTATGGCTGAATAACTTTAAGCAAATAACATATCTAGAATATATTAGTAAGTGTAGTATCGGTGGTATTGCACATTAGGTGTAGATTTCCCGTATCGTTTTAATTTTTTTAATAATTTCTTCAATTTTAAACGTACTAAACACTCCGGGATGAAGTGGCCTCGGCCACCCATCGATTGTTGTCCAGGCGTATCCTTTGTTTTCAGAGTTTAAAATTGGTATAAATTCTTCTTCTACTACACTAACAAAAGTATGGTATTCAAAGTTCTTTTTTGGACTTGTGAATTGTTCGATTGGTATAGTTTTTTCTATAATAGGAATAAAGCCCAATTCTTCTTCTATTTCACGCTTTAAAGCAGCATATGCTGTTTCGTTTTGTTCTACTTTTCCGCCTACAAATGCCCAAGTATTCTCATGTCGATTTTTTTTGCTTCGTAAAACAAACAAATAACGTTGTGTTTTTTTGCTAAAAAAGATTGTTCCGGCGCTCTGATTTAAATTACCAATGACCACTCTCCTGCTCTGTATTCTCCTTCAAAGCTCTTAACCCACGATTTTCCATTCCATTTATATTGGATTCCTGTATTTGTGTTTACTATATAGTGTACACCCTTTTCCGTGCCACTGTCAAATAATATATTCCATTTAATGCCATTATACTCTATAACATCATTTGCACTAGCAATTAGATCACTATTATCGGTGCTCTTCCACGCATCTGCACCATCTGTATTTGTGCTTGTACCTATGTTATTTAAAATAAGATATCGTTGCCCAACAGAAGAGGCTGTAAGTCCAGCCCCAGGGCCTGTTCGTAATGGATTAATAATTTTAATTACAGGGCTTAAATCATTTGTCGGAGTTGTATCTGCATCAATGGTAAACAACAATTTATAATCGTCGCTTGGGTGATAGGCAACTGTACCAACAACTTCGCCGGTCCCAACATCTATTTTGATTTGGCTTATACCTGCTTGCAACTCTCCGTATTGGTTAATTAAAGCACGCCATGTCAAATCTTCTGTTCCTACTTTAATTGGCGGATCATCTAATAGACTTGTAGGACCAACTTTGTTTGTTACCGTTTCACTTCTGTCTATTATTTGTATAGTATTACCAAGCAAAAGTATGCCAAAATTCATAGGAGTAAATATCATTCGTGTGCCTAATAACAAGTCTCTATCAATAACGCCGTCGCTAATGCTTCCTGATTCATCAAAAATACTTGCAACAATTTTTTGTACAACACCGAGTTTTTTAACTTTAGCAGGAGCAGTAATCCATATTGGAACTAAAAATGTTAATGTTGCGATATCAATCATTTCATCTACTCCCGCAGGCACAGTTCTGCTACTCCAGGCAGTACTTTGTAATTCAATATAACTTAGACTGGTCCAGTCTAAGTAATTGTCTGTGCTTTGCACTTCTAGTGCAGGGTTAAACAGTACTAATATTTGCTCTAATAATTGTAGTTTTTGATTAGTATTACTAGTCCATATATCAATATTAATTGTTAAATTATATGGAACAGGCATTAACCTTTCCACAGTAAATGCATTTCCTTGCACGGGTAAATATTCGCCTTTGTCATCATCAAATTTACGCATACGAATATGTCGTTTATCAACAAATGTTGGATCTTGCATACGAGCTTGTGCATATTCCATTGCTGTAATATAACAACTAATCATTGGCGTAGGAATAATCTTGTTTTCACTGCCATCTCTAAGAATATTACTAACCATTCTTGTTGCGTCGCCGTACTTTACTGGTACAGTAACTAAAGTATTGTTACCGTCTCTATCTTTTCCATACTCGACTTGAAAATTACTAAAAGCTCGAATAAATTGTAGTAAGAAGCGCCGAATTTGTTGATCATAAAAAAATTGGTTGGCCATTATGCGTCTTCCTCAGCTTTAAGCAAGTCACTAAGTCCTTGGCGTTGCTTAATAGTTCTATTGTCGTCTGTTGTAGTTGTAGCAGTATTTTGAACAAACCCGTCTCTAAGTGTATTGCCTGTGCCAGGCGTAAGTTTGCTACGAACATCATCTTCTACTTTAATCCATCGTGCTCCGTCGAAACGAAATAGTCTATTCGGCAAAAAATCTAATCTTAAAATATAATCACCCTCGACTGCATTAGTTGAGAATGATGTTCCCATTGTTATTGGAAATCCGTTTGGAGCAAGCCCATCACCAATAAGATACCCATTATATGCATTTGTATTAGTAGGTGATGTTCGCGTACTGTCAGTAGTAATTAAAGCACTATCACAAGTAATATTAGTTTCGTCTGCGTTATAACCCTGCGGCTCTAATGGTTTTCCTGTGCTGTCTGCAGGTACAACATAATATTTGCTTGTATCGTAACCACTTTCTGGCACTTCTGCTTCGGCTTGAGCAACAACCTTGTTAGTAATCTCGAGCTCTTTCTTATATGTGCTTAGCAAGTCTCGTAATGTTTTTTCTGTGCTTTCGCCGGTGTTTTCATTAATTTCAAGCCTACGTAAAATGTCGTTGTACTCTTGGCTGTCGACCAATGGAGTACATTTAACACGCCACAGGTGCGGCCACCAGGTTGGGCTATAACCTTCTGTAGGCCTTGTGCCCTCTTGCACCACATAAAAGCGTTTTAGTGCTACCTCTAAACTTGTATCTAGGCTGTTATAGTCTTTAAGATGGGGTAGTTCCAGAACATCGCCACTCATTAATCTACGCCCTAATATGTTATCCATATCAGATAAGTGAAGTGTAATAAACAGCGTATCATTTTGTAGAAATAATCCAAATTGACTTAAATCGAAGTCAGTGTCGGCTACATTATAGATACCACGTAGACTATATACATCCTGCGAATATTTGCGATCCCTGTTCTCTAAAAACAAAAAATCTTGTATAGCAAGAGGATCATCTTGAGCAGGATTTGGTTGACTTAGATCTTTAGTATTACCTTGATCGTGAATGCCGAGATATTTGTAGCAGTGTAATCCAGTTCCGCCAATAGTAAATAATTCTTTAATGTTTTTATCAAAAAATTTGAAATCATTCGAATGAGCGCCGTCTTTCCATAATGAGAGCCTAGGCATTATTTTTAATCCTTATCAATATAGTATTTATTTGATTCTAAATTCAGTTGACAAAACTCGCATAATCGTGTACTATATAAGTATGATGAGCAATGTAATAGACTTTAAAACACGTCGCGTAATTCCTATAACCACACTACAGAGAGAGTGGGTTGAGACTGTTGCGGTTGAAAGTATTGACAATTTAGATATAGCTGATATTATGAGCCTTATTCAAGGAATGGAAGAGTTTTATGGCAGTAAAGACTAAAAAACGCAAAAAAATAAAAAAACAAAAAC